GACTGGGTGATCACTGCTGGCCTCGACCTGTCCAAGCGGACAGACTTGACGGCTCTGGTTGTGACTGCTCGGAATATCTACTCGGAGAAGACTTCCGTGTTCCCCTATTTCTGGGCCCCACGTGAAGGCGTGGAAGACAGGGACAGGCGTGACCGTGTGCCTTACGTCCGTTGGTGGAAGGAGGGCAAGCTGTCTCTGATTGGAGGCGCTGTGCTGTCCTATGACGAGCTGGCTGTTGAGATTGATGCAGTCCTCCGCGGGTTGCCTTTGGCCGCCGTGGCGTTCGATAGGTGGCGCATAGATGTGCTTATGGCTGCGTTCGAACGTGCCGGAATCGACGTTGAGGAATACAACTTCGAGAACTTTGGACAGGGGTTCAAGGATATGGCGCCGGCTCTCGATGCAGTCGAGGCGCTCCTAATGAACGGCAGCGTTCTGCACGGAATGCACCCTATCCTAACGAACCACGCAGCTAACGCAATCGCCACGCAAGATCCGGCGGGAGCGCGTAAGCTCGACAAATCGAAGGCCACTGGCCGCATCGATGGGCTGGTTGCTATGTCAATGGCAATCGCCACACTTGAGAAGGCTAGCGAGGAAGTAGGTTTCCTCGATGAATTCTCTATCCAGCTCCTTTAAGGGGCACAACACTACCAAGGTGAAATATGAATGAAACCAAACAGCGCAGGGGGGATTAACAATGGCCTCTCTGGCAAATAAACTTAAAGGCTTGTTTGGTTTGGGAACACCGCAACGCTGGGCGAAAGAGCTGAACTCGGATGGGAGCTGGTATGAACCAGGCCTGTTCGGTGATGGTATCTCCCCAGAACAGGCAATGCGAATTTCCACTGTCAACATATGCGTAAAAGTTATTGCTGACAGTGTTAGTTCGCTGCCCCTGGAACTCAAGAAAGTCGACCACAAGACTGGTTCGAAGACACTGGCCAAGGCGCATCCGCTCTATGGCCTGTTGATGTACTCCCCCAATGACGTGAACACTCCTCAGGAACTGTTCGAGTTCATTATCCGCAAGCTTCTGCTGGAAGGCACCGCCTACGTTGAAATCGTACGCAATCGCCAAGGCAGGATTATGGGACTGTTCCCGCTTTACGGAGACGTTCGCCCACGCATGAAGGCGGACGGCAGGGGAATCGTCTATGACGTGGCTTCTAACGAAGTCGACCGAACCACTGGCAAGCCTGTCTACAAGCGCATGCCTAGCTCCCGCATATGGCGGATTGCTGGCATGTCAGACACTGGCTTGGTGGGTATGTCACCTATCTCATACATGCGGAACGCCTTGAACCTTGCCTCAGCTGCAGAGCAGCATGGCGAGACTTACTTCTCGAATGGCGCCCACCCCGGCGCGATTATCGAATCCGATAAGCCTATTCGGGATCAAGGTCTTCTCGACAAGCTACGTTCCCAGTTCTCTAAGCGCTACAGCAAGGAGAACGCACACAAGCCTCTAATCCTTGAGAAGGGATTAACCTATAAACCTATCACCGTATCCAACCGGGATTCTCAGTTCCTAGAAGCCAGAGCATTCCAGCGCTCGGAGATTGCGGCAATGTTCCGCGTACCCCTGCACATGGTTGGAGATTCCAGCTCCGCAACTGCCACTAGCGTGGAAGCTGCAGGCATCGAGTTCATCCGTAACACTATCAGGCCTTGGCTGGTTCGCATCGAGCAATCCATCCACAGAGACCTTTTGGACGTTACTGAGAAGTCGAAATACAAGGCAGCGTTCAACACTTCCTCGCTGCTGCGTGGTGACCAGGCTGCACGTTACTCCTCTTATGCCTCGGCCATTCAAAACGGATGGCTTTCCCGCGCCGAAGTGCGCACCATGGAAGGCCTCGAGTACGTTGAGGGACTTGACGAGTATCTTGTACAGCTGAACATGGCTGACGAAGAGCAGCTGCAGAATCGCGGCGGCGACAACTCCAATGTGAAGGAGGAAATAACCAAAGGTAAACTTGAATGATTTATAACACCCAAGGCACTATTGCGGGCTGAGCTTGACACGCAGGAAGGCGTAGGCGGTGCATGGTTTAGCATGCGGCAAGTCGGTAACACCCTCAAGGTGTTCATCGATGGCGCTGTTGGCTACTATGAACAGTCTTACGTGAATTTCTCCAACGAGCTTAACAAGTACGAGGGCAAAGTCTCCAAGGTGGAAGTTGATATCAACTCCCCCGGCGGCGAAGTCTTCACTGGAATCCAGGCAAAGAACGCGCTTGAGCAGTTCCCCGCTCCCGTGGAGGTAACTATCTCTGGCCTAGCTGCCTCGATTGCTACCATCATCATGCTGGGCGGCGACACGATTAAGGCTGACGCCTCCGCCATGGTTATGATTCATAATCCATGGGTGTTCTTGGCAGGTAATGCTGGCGAACTCCGCAAGGAGGCCTCGTTGCTCGATAAAATGGGTGACGTGATGCGTCAGGCCTACGTGGCCAAGACTGGCATGGAAGACGACCTTGTCAAGGCGTTCATGGATGATGAAACCTGGTTGACTGCTGCTGAAGCACTCGACCTTGGCTTTATTGATTCCGTTGGCGGCGCTAAGGCGTTCGCAAGTGCCGAGAAGCCTGCCGAGAAGGCAGAAATCAAGGCGGAAGTGGTGGCTGAGAAGCCTGCCGCTGAAGTAGTACCCGAGCCGGAAGCAAAGGCAGAGGAGCCCGAGGGCACCTCCGTCGACTACTGGCGTTTCAAGCTGGCCGCTGAGGCCTAACAGTCCGAGAGGACAACATACCCCAATGGGCACATTGCCCGAAACTTCAACCTAAAAGGTAAAATTGAATGAAAACTGAAATGATGAACCGCAAAGCTTCCATTGTTGCCGAGATGCGTGCCACCCTTGACACCGCTGTAGATGGCAAACTGTCCGCTGAGGCCAATGCCAAGCTTGACGTTCTGAACTCTGACTTGGACGCTGTTAACGCTGCCATCGAGCGCGAAGCTGCCTTTGAAGCTGCCTCCGCCTCCGTCATTGTCACTCCGTCCGAAACTCCCGTTGCGGATGCCATGATGGCCTATGATGACGCCTTCCGTGCCTACGCTGCGCGTGGCCTGTCTGGCGTTGACCACAAAGTTGTGGCCAGCCTGAACACCAAGTCTGACCCTGAAGGCGGCTACCTGGTACCGGAAGAGTTCCAATCCTCCCTGGTTCGCCTGCTGCACGAACAGAATGTTATGCGTGGTCTTGCTACTGTTATCTCTACTGGCAACACTCGCAACATTCCGCTGGAAGCCAGCACCCCGGATGCCACTTGGACCGGCGAAGCACAGGCCTACACTGAGAGCAATGCTCAGTTCGCCCAAGTCGTGCTCGGCGCTCACAAGCTGACCACCCTGACGAAGCTCAGCGAAGAGCTGCTGCAAGACAGCGCCTTCAACCTGAACGGCTACCTGCCGCAAGTCATGGCTGAATCCATGGGCCGCGCAGAAGAAGCTGCCTTCATCAACGGTACCGGCACCAACCAGCCTAAAGGCGTAGCTAAAGCTGCCTCTGACGGTGGTTCCTACTCGCTGGCCAAAGGCCTGACCTTGGACGACTTGATGGATCTCGTTTACAACGTGTCCCGCGTCTACCGTGACCGTGGTTCCTTCCTGATCTCTGACGCTGTTGCTAAAGAAATCCGGAAGATCAAAGACACCACTGGCGCCTACATTTGGCAGCCTTCCGCTGTTGCTGGCCAACCTGACATGCTGCTCGGCTACCGTGTAGTTGTGACTTCTAACCTGCCGGTTCCTGCCGCTGGTAAGAAGCCTGTCCTGTTCGGTGACTTCAGCCAGTACTACATTGCTGACCGCGCCGGCACCTACGTTCAGCGTCTCGTTGAGCTGTTCGCTACCAATGGTCAAGTTGGCTTCCGTGGCTTCCGCCGCATCGATGGCCAACTGGTTCGCAAAGACGCCATCAAAACTCTGAAAGCTACCGCATAATCGTAGCCAAACCTAGCCTCCCCACTCCCCACGGACGGGGAGGCTTTTTCTTGCCATTCCGCCACAATTAGGAGGATACCATATGGCAGAATATAGACTGAGTGGGTTCGACCCCACCACGCTGTTGGACTTTGTAAAGCAAAGCCAACGCATATCCCACAACGTGGAAGACGACTTGCTTGTGGCATACATTGCGGCGGCAGCTGACTACATTCTTGATGAATATGGCCAGAGTGTCGACCACACCGCTGGCATTGAAGTAGTCATTCCAGAATCTGAGACTTTTAAGGAAGAGGGTCCGGACGGAAGAGTTGTTATTACGTGGAAGTCCGGAGTTGCTGGCTATGCTGTTCTTGGTGATATCAAGGTGCTGCATGGCATGGCTTCTACCACAATCCCGCAGGGAAGCATTCTTCAGTCCCGGTCATTCCTGTCCCCATCATTTTCTTGGCGCAGGCCTCGGAAAGTCGAGGGCGGACCGGACGTTTACTATCACTCGGAGCTTCAGCCTACCGATAACCCAGCAGGGGCACCACTGTCCCGCGCACGCATTGGCTTGGCCATGCTTGTGGGTCACTGGTACGCCAACAGGGAGGCCACGACTGAGGCCAAGCTGAACAGCACCCCTTACGCACTAGAAGCTCTACTTGGGCGCCCAGTGGGCGAACGGTGGCAACCGTGAGGACTAGGAGG